AGCCTCCTCCCGGGTCCAGAACGCACTCAGCCGGGTATGGTTCAGCCCATTTTTCCCGGCGTCTCATGCCGCAAATGTTAACTGCTGCCTGGTTAACATTTGCTGAAAAAGCCAGTTAACATTTTTTCCGCACAACAAACTGAATAATAAAGATAAAAACCGCAAAAATGCCCGGACAGCCAGTTAACATGTTAACTGCCCTGAAACGGGAATTTTTTCTCTGCGTGAGAGGGGGGGCGGTGTCCGGAGCGATCGTTTTTTTCGCCGGATGATCCCCCCCCCCCCCGGGGCGGGTCACAGTCCGATGATATCGTCTGCCCTGCCATGACCTCCGGACACCTCCGGCAGCGTCGGGTCCGGCATACCACCCGCCGCTTCACGAGCAGACTTTTGTCGATGGCATTCGGTACAGAGCGTCCAGAGATTCGTCTCCTCATTACCACCACCGAACTGAAGTGCAATTCGGTGATCGAGTTCACTGTCACAGAGGTCAACCACACGACCACAGAGACAGCACTGCCCGGCATCCCTGAGCCAGATATGACGCTTGAGGGAAACACGTGCACTGCCACTGACACGACGCTGTTCACCCTTCAGAATATTCACCCGCCGGGTGTTCAGAGTTTTGATTCTGCCCGGTAACGTACGAAGCACAGCCATGTAAAATCCTCGCCATATAGCTTGTCACCAGAGGAAAGAAAATGTCATCGAAAAACCGGCCCCGCAGAACAACAACCCGCAACATCCGATTTCCAAACCAGATGATTGAACAAATTAACATCGCTCTTGACCAGAAAGGTTCAGAAAATTTTTCTGCGTGGGTCATTGAATCTTGCCGCCGGGAGCTGGCAGCAGACATAAAATATGCCCGTCAGTTGACTATAAAAAAGAATGATACACAGTATGCTCTGCGATGGCTGTTCATATAACTATTTCTTTATATTGCTGAATTTATAAAAACTCACAGACATTAGCTGTATTAATTCCGAATTGAAATAATCAGCCATATAGAATAAAAATAAAGCATAACAATAATAATCTTCTACCCAATCAGTACATTACTGCTGTGACTCCAACACGGCAGTTTTTTTATTGAACAGATTCCAGTTTCTTCCACCATCGCACCGGACGGGCGACCATGAGGGGAGAACGCCGCGCTCCGTTTACGCGGTAAACCCCGGTGTGTATCGTTTTTGATTATCCCCGCACACTCTCGCAGAGGAGTCTCCCTGTCGGGCTGCGGTCTCTGTTAATGCAGGAATACGGCGACGATACGGCGCATCAGCAAAACTTAGTTCAGGCACTGAGTGCGGATATAGTCCTGTGCCCCTTCCAGCTGCTTCTGCATTGTCATCAACCGTTCTCTGAGGATGAAATAATCCCGTTCAGCGGTGTCTGCCAGTCGGGGGCCGGTTGCATTATCCACGCCGGAGGTGCCGGTGGCTTCACGCACGGTACCGGAGCAGGTGGCGTTGATGCGCAGGCGCTTACGACCAGCGGCAACATCAGCACGCAGAGTTTCATTTTCAGCTCTCGCATCGGCTAACTCCCTCGAGTATTTTGCATCGAGCGCAGCAACATCACGCTGGCGCACCTGCATGTCAGTAATGGTGGCATTCGCCTGTTCCAGCTCTCTGGCTTTTTTATCGCGCTGCGCTTTGTAGGTGAGCGCGTTGTCACGGTAATGGTTTGTTGCCAGCCACAGCGCACCACAGCCAACCGCCAGGACAATAATCACCACACACAGAACACGGTTCATCTCTCTTTCACCCCACCAGTCCCGATAACGTCAGGACTCGCCAGGCGGTGGAAAAGAAAATGGCAACCAGCATGACTAAAAATGAAATGCCGACAAGTACACAGAGGCTCTTCACCAGCGTTATGAGTTTATCTGATATCATTAGCCACCCCATCAATCCGCCTTTGTTATTTTCCCTTTGCCTGTATCAGCCAGGACAAAATCAATCAGCATATTCGCTTCATTTACCAGCGTACGGATTTTTGATACATGCGCGGCTTTAACCTGTTTCCACTCATTCAGCCCGGTAGCAAACACACTGGCAATGTTTTTATCCCGTTTCATGTCAGCACAAGCCTGGTTGAGTTCTTCCATCACGCTCATTTTACGGGGATTAACGACAAAACCCTTCGTCCAGTACTCGTAAAGAACATCGTCGCACTCTTCCTGATACCGGATGACCTTATCGCGGATTTCGGGTTTTACTTTGTTGGGATTAATGGTTTGTAGCCAGCCGGCAAGTTTTCGAAGTGGCATGGACACCATATTGCGTTGTTTCCCATCCTCAGCAACCATAACGATTTCCGTTATAGTTGACGCAAAACGCTGTCTTAACTTAGCCAACTGTGATTGCCAGGCCAGCCCCATCCCCGCAACGACAGGTTTCATGGGAACGTATGGCTCGCCATTATGGTTAACTACATAAAGAGAGTTGCCGTGAAACGGCACGGTCATCATATTCATCGGTTATTTCCTTTTAGTGATGAACCTTGTCTCACAGGAATCCAGCCCACAGAAAGGCACCGACAGCCAAACCGGTATCCTCAAGGGTCATCCTGAAAGGTTCTGTGTTGTGAGATGCGCGTGAGATGCGCAGAAATGACAAAGGCACCATTACGGTGCCTGAGTGTTAAACAACTGTTTTGACTTTATTCACTTACATTTTGCCAATTTGCAGGATTTCGTGTTATACGTCCATGTAAGCAAACCTCATTTTTCAGCAAAATATTCTGCTTATCTGTCGATTCCCCAGCACGCCAGCACGCTCTCCTGGTCACGACGGGATACCTGACCGTAACAGTTGTTTGAACGAATACGGCAGTCTCTGCCACCGTCCTTAATCCACCAGCGAATCGCCTCGCAGGCACCTTTTCGATCACCTGCATTAATTCGTCTGTAAAACGTAGACGGGAAACACTTACCGGGACCAATGTTGTACGGACAGAATGACGCGATCCCCGCTTTCTGGGGTTCGGTCAGTGGCACTTTGATGTTTTTCTCCACCCATGCCAGCGCCTTATCACGCTCAATGGCGTTAACCCGGTCGCATTTTTCCTTCGACAGCTTCATGCCAGGAATCACAGGCTTACCATCCACCATGATGGCACCTCGGCAGATGGTCCAGATACCCGCACCATCACGGTATGCCGTGGTGTGGTTACCTTCCTTTTCATCCAGAAACTGGTCGAGAATGTCAGGCGCAGGCGCACCAGCGGCAATCAGCGCCAGAACGGCAGCCGACAGGCCGTATTTGATTTTGGTGTTCATGGATATTTATCAGGATTTATCGGCAACAGATAACGAGCCAGCTTATATACGTCCTTTAAGATAAGTCAGTCCTGGATGAAACCAGTAAGCCGGCACTTTTTTAAAGGGCGGGTTGTCAAACTCACGAAGAAGAGCCTCCCGCACAACTGCATCCTTGTCCGCACCACTGGCCAGCGCTTCAATCTCAGCAGCTATCTGCAGATATCCCATGCAACGACCAATGCACTTCATCAGCCCCTGCTTTTTATTGTTCTTCAGGTAATCAATGGCAAATTCAATGAGCACCTCACTATGCTGGTGCGATGGCGGTGTTACTTTTCCATTTTCTGAGATGGTTATTTTCCCAGCATCACCGGATACAACAAAGGATGGCCGGTTACACTCCCATTCCAGCTCACTGAAATTATCATTATGAATACTGAAACACTCTGAGAGATTTCTGCTCATCGCGGCGTTTTTTTTCATCTTCAGAAGGCATCAGCGTCGACAGTTTTTTATTCAGTTCAGCAATTTCATTTTCCAGACGACTGAAGCGCTGATTCATTTCTTCATGGTTCATCACCTAATCTCCCCGGGCAGCCTTGCGACGGTCCTCTTTAATTTTGAAATACAGGTTAGTCAGATACGTCAGCAGGCCAAACAGCAGACTCCCCAGCACACCTATCGCCACCCACTGGGACGGAGAGACTTTGTCCAGCAGCTGCAGTAACCAGTATCCCGTCCCCACCGCTGACGTGGTGTATGACACACCTGTTGTGATTTTTTCCATCTGGTACATACCCCGTCTCCCGTTATCCGGAAGCTCACAACATGAAAAAGGCCAGCAGCTGTTTACTGATGGCCCTGACTCCCCGTTACAGCATCATGACCGATTCGGGTTGAGGTTCAGTCGCATCGGCGACCGGTGATTCAGGCTGAACTTCACCGCTCTCTGCGGTGGTATCTCCCGCTTCAGTCGG